TTGTATTATGAAATACTTATTGATAGGAATTGTGGGCCTACTTTTGACCGGTTGTGCCATGACGTATTATGATGTCTATGAAAATCCGTACAACCGGAAAGGGAATAAAATCAAATGCGATTCGTGTATGAACAACGGAATGGTTCAATATTTCCCATACGAATACTTAATGAAAGAGGTCAAAGAAAAAGTGGCAGCGCAAATGATGTCAGACAGTGAAGCGCAAATCGAATATTCCAAAGTTCCTGAAGGTGGTGAATTGATTTTAAATCCATGGGGATTCACCTTGGCTTATGCCGATCCTGAAAATTCCATTTTTATAATTAAGGATTCAACGGGAACAAAAGAATATTTAAGGCAGAAAGGGAATTCTTTTACTCCTCGTGTTAGCGTTGTTTACGGCATAACACAATGGACAGGCACGGATATAATATTCTTCAGGGACAAATCCAAAATGCCGCCATTCCCGTTTATCGTTTATATGGTATCAACTATTGATAACAAACGAAGTAAGTTCAAGGTTTACAACGTGCCATTCAAATAAAAAAGGCGCTGAATTACCAACGCCTTTTAAAAATCCATCGAATCAGGTCAAATATCCATGCAAATCGCGGGTGCATGGTGCAAAGTTAAGCAGATTTATTCTTTCTGTTCAACCAGCCTCCGGCTTCATCGCGCCACAGTTTATGAATCCAGGCACGGCCACGTTCAGTCCAAACCATTTGAATTGATGTTTTGCTCCGGCCTTCGCTGTCGGTGTAAGTGTGGGTTCGTGTTTTTGTCAGTCCTTTGTTGTTGTGGTTCTGATACAATACCCAATGGTCTTCATGTTTGAACTGAACCCGCATCCATTGTAAAAACTTGTTCAGGTCTGCTGCATACATGCCAATTTCTTTGGCAATTGTTGTTGTGGTAAAGCACGATTCAGACAATAGCACTTCCTCTGCGTACTGAACTTTCGGGGCTTGCTTTTTGATTTCTGCTTCGAGCAGGACGGCCTTTTCGTTTGATGCTTCCAAACGGCGGTTCAAAACATTCATTGCCTGTGCCAACAATTGGTCTTCTGTTAATGGCTGTACTTGCTTCATCGCTTTTTCGCATTCAATAAAATACTGTCGGGCTTGTTTGCCTTTGTCCGTCCTTTGAAGCATTGCTATTTCTTTGGCACAATCCAAAGTCAATGCAAAATCCTTTGGTCTGCGGCCTCCATTACTTTCGCCCAAAATTGTGCAGAAGTCCTGATTCTCGACAAAGCCATACTCAAGCATTCTGACAATCCATGTATCGAACCTGGATTTTGGGGCCAAGAAAATGTGAAGGTCACGCGCATTGACAGCACGGGTGTTGCCCTTTTCCATTATTGGAATGAGTTGTTTCATATTGTACCTCCCTCCAGTAAGTGATTGAATGCAGCAAGTACCGCCTCTGATTCGATTGGGTCTTCGTGCTCGATAAGGTAAGTGTTAAAAACAAGCTGAGTGGCAGCTTTGTGATTGGGCTTTTTGGTGGAAGGCAAGCTAACCTTGATAATTACTACCGGTTCAATTCCTAAACCGGCACCTGTTGTTGATTGGTGTTTCAGCATAAACATACAAATCCTCGGAAGGCTGAAACACCAATGAAGGCATTTTCGGGGGATTGCTCCTACCCGCTTCCGAGGATTTAATTAAAGATTTATGGTTGTTGACCAACATTGGTATTTCAGCATCACAAAGGTAAATCCACAGGAACGAGATATGCAAATTTATTTTTCATTGTCAATTTCGGCCTTCCAGTTTTCAATGTCAGAATGCCACACGCCCTTCATTGCTTCGTCAACAGGGACAGGATTTTGACCGTCTTGGATTGCCTGATCGTAACTTTCCTGGAACAACTGTTTGCGCCGGTCTGACAGAAGGTAGTTGCCGAAACTGGTAAACCCCGCTTCCAATTCTGCAATCCTTTTGTTTTTCGCTTCAATCTCTTTCAGGTTTTCGGACTGCCATAGTTCGGAAATCGTTTCTGCAATAGAAACATAATCTTCGCTATAAATACACCTAATTGTTTCATATTCCCCATCACTCCCCAATTTTGCAGTTTCCGTGTTCTTATTGAATATTTCTAAAATATCTTCTTTTGTCATTGGTTTATTGTTTAGGGGGTTCGGGTAATGGCATCCAATGGGTAATATTCCCTAAATCCCAAATTACGTAATCTAAGGCCAAGAACTGACCGTCCCCTTTGTAATTGCATAAAACTGGGCATTCGGCTCCAATATAAGCCAACACAAATTGACTAACGTCTGGCAACCTATCTTCTACTTTAATCCATTCGTTTTCCATATAAACCCTCCTGATGTTTTACTAAGCCCATAAATATAAGCAATTAATCCATTCCATAGTTTAATCTTTGTTACCAAAAATGGTGTCTTTTACTGAATTAAAAATTTCAGGGTGATTTTTGCAAAGCCACTCTGATACATTCATTCCGGTCGCTTTTTGGAACAAATAACATTCATCCAAATACGTTTTCACCGCTGTTGTAAATGTGGGTTCATGGTCTTCCAAGTCTATTAAATAAATATCATTGTTTAGCCACTGAGCCATTTCCCCCTTTACTTCAATTTCGTCCGCTTGATATATTATTGATTTCATATTTTAAACATCTCCTTTTTTAATAACCAAAATTGGCTTGTTGTTTTTTCGCAGAGTAATTCTTGTATCTCTTACCGCTTGCCAAAATGTTTGAGGCCGTCTGCCACAATTCCAAATTGCCAAATGCAATTTGTTTGAAAATCTGCGATTCGCTGGTATATAAATTGGTAATTTCATACTTCTTTCTACGCCCTACACCCCGTAGCGTTTAAACTACGGGGCAAGGGGACTGTCTTTCCAGTTGTCACGATTTTTAAGCACTACTTGGCTATTGTTTAGCCATTATTTCCCACTTTCAAGATGCCGTGTGCTTCTGGCTTTGCTCCCCCACAACTGATTAAGGTTGAAGGGGGAAACATAGGGCAAGGGTTTGAACCTTGCATGACATTCGGACGATATTTACCTACCTCGACAGTAGTACAGTTCGTTTAATGCCTATCCGCGCTTTGCTCCGTTAGCGTTTACCAATTTCGCCACCTATGTTTATTGCCTTTGGTTGTAATCGAGAAAATCTCCTTTAATGGTTTTACCCAAAAATACAGTGTCTTACCTTTTCGATTAACTGTCAATCACCTTGCGGCAATTACAACCAAAAGCAACTATCTTATATTACTTTCCGGCTTTAAAGTCCTATAACCGGATTATAATGTTACTTTCAAAGAACTGATGCAAATTAAAGTCAAATATATATAAAAAACAAATAAAAGATATAAATTTATCGAAAAAAATCTTCAGGTCTGCGTTTGATAAATCGGAAAGTAGCGATATATCGGCCTGCATCTGGATAGTGGTCGTCAATTTTTATTGGTTCATTCAGGCTCACTCCGTTTTTATCCTCTTTCCACTTGTAGCCACGGAAATTCTTTTGCAGGTTTTCATCACCGGCAACCAAATGAATGCGCTTGCCCTTCATGTAGCTGATACCATACTCAACGTCCTTATTGGCATTGTGGATGTTGTACCCTTTTTGTTTTATGAATTCAATTGTTTTTGCCTCTGCCCAATCAGCAGCGATGTAATCCTTTTTTGAAATTCCCAATTCACCAAACCTATCAACAATATCCTGATTTTGCAGGCCGGATTCGTACAGCAATCCCTGAAAATATAAATCACGTTCCGTTTCCCAACACTTAATCAATGCCGTTTTTGAATTGGTAAATCCAAAGTCAAGGCCATACCCTTTGAACTCTGTGCCGTGTGGAACTTCAGAAATTATGTCAAACTGGAATATTCTGCCACGTTTGCTGGCATACTGGCCCATGCCGAATGCAGCCCACCATTGCGGGTCATTGTCTTTGCGCCACTCAATCTCTTCGACTTGCTCCGTTGACAGAAATCTATTGTCCAGGTAGCTTGAAATAATCACTTCAACATCACCCTTTTGCACGGCCCTTTTTTGCTCAAGTTCAGTGTTTATCCAAATGTCTTCATCGTCGGGATTGAAGTCGATGTGAATCCTGCCTGAAGTACGGACTGCAATTTGCGTGAATGCAGAATATGAACACTGGTCGCCTTCATTGATGTAGGCATGTGTTGAAGCATAACCACGCAAAGCCGCTTCGTCATCGCAACCCATGAATCGAACAACACGCTTCCCGAATCTGTATGTTTTTAGGGTTTTGTTTTCGTCAATGATTCCGGTTATGCCAAGTTGATCCAGCGCAAAAAGCCAATCGTTTAAAACCGTTCGTTCGATGTCAGCCTTAAACCGTCTGAATATGGTAAACACGCCTGATTCGTCCGGCTTCATTTTCTTTGAATGAATTCCGGTAATCAACCACAGTGCAATTAGCTGTGCATAAGAAACTGTTTTTGTTGAACGGGTACCGCCGCGATTGATTACAATCCGCTTTGTTGTGTTGCGGGTTTTGGTAAAGACTGTCGATACTTCAACTTCGACATCCGTCACACCTCTTTGATGTTAATTGAAATACCGCCTTCGTGTTTGGTTTCCTGCTTTTCCGTAAGGCCGTGAAGACGTTGTGTAATGGATGGGTTGAACACATTTAACAACCCTCCAATAATGTGATTTTCCCTTACCTCTTCCTTGATTGCGCGGCAGATTTCAATGTATTTTGTGTATAGATTGTCCTGATTATCGAAATAATGCTGCACAAGTCCATATCCATTTTCCCTGCAATATCGCTTGAATCCTTCAATTGTTAAAGGAATTTTTAAATTATCAGTTACCCTGTCGCCGTCTTTACCGACATACTGAACTTTTTCCCATTTCAAAGATTCAACATCTTCGACATGCTTTTTAAAGTCATTCCAAACTCTTTCCAAGTCTTCAGGGGTTTTGAAGTTTCTTGGATGCCCAACCTCTCCCATTGCTTCACTTTTTGGTGGAACTTTTCTTGCCGGGCTTTGTTGGCTTTGCTTCCGGTTGCTCATCGCCTGCAATGCTGGCCGCTTCTAACCCGTTGGGGTCTTTGTAAAACTTCGCCATGCACTTCATAACGCAATCAATGCAACCGTGTGACCATTCGGGATTCTTGCCGTCTTTGCCAAAGGTTGAATTGTAAAGGTCTTTGAGGTTGCTCATTGCCATTGTGCCGAGATTGATTGTGCCGGCATGTTGAAGTCCCTCCCATGCAGGACGGGCGGCTTCGATAATTTCTATTTGTTCAGTGGTGAATTTCATTGTATTACTTTTTCAAAGGCAAGGACTACTCCACGCCCTGTTGATTTGTTGATTCCGGCCTTGCCGTTGCTAATAAAAACCTTTTTCATGGCTTTGTATAATCTGGAAAATCCAGGCTTGTCATCGCGTTTTGTTGCTCTTTTGGCAATTTTTCGCAATCTTTTATGTTGTGATGCTTTCATCTTTTAAAATATCTTTCCAATTCTGCTGCGATCATGGCATTGATACAGGCTACTGTAAAGCCAACGATCCCGTATAAATAGCAGTTGACAATCAGGCTCACCCAAAATGTTAAACACAAAGGGCAATCGAAGGGTTTCCATGATTTTGAAATCCAATCAGCACCGTACATGCGATACTTCAAGGTGCGAATTATACCCGTCAATGACAGCACCAATTGAATCGGGGCAATGATTGAAAGCTGGGTTATGATGAAGTCGGTCATTGTGTTGGTTTATCAGGGCCTACAATCATTCCTGTAATGTGTTCGGTCGCTTTGACTTCATCGGGTGTTCGAGCAGTTATAATTTTATTACCGATGAATTCCCCGTTCAGTTGAACACTGCTTATAATAATGGGATTCCCGTCCTTATCGAAAGACTTTACACTGGTTGTTGTTATAATGTCATCTTCCGTAAATGGATGGCCAAGTATAGTCCGTTGTGTTGTCATACAATCGCTAAGTTTTGATAAATCCTTGGCAAAAACTGTTTTATTGGAAACAGTGTTTTTTGACGATATAAGCGTTTTTCTCTGCTTACAAAGGTTGAAGATACCTTTTTCCAGTTTGGAACGTCACAGGCGCGCTTAAAATGCGTACAGACGTAAATTAACCGCTTGCATCCGGTCGAAGGTCTTGGAATATGTGTGATTTTTGGTGCCCGATGTGGCCTGTGAATGCCAAGCGATACCTCTACCATGCCATGAATTTCATGCAGTTGTGACAGGTAGTAGTTGTACGGCACTCCTGCCTTGCGGCAAATCTCAGAGGCATTCATATTGCCAATCAGGTACGATTCTAAAATGATGCGGGTAAGGGGTGCAGACCTGCTGACAAGAGTTTCGAACTTTTCCTGTGCCGCAATCAGATTGTTTTCATAGTTCAGCCGGTCGGTGAGGTTGAACTCATATTCGAGATTTCCGGCAATGTCGTCAATGTTGTGGCGCAATTGCTCTGCTGGCTTGAGCACTTCGCGTTCATACTGTGTACGGTTGCCGGTTGCCTGAATCTTTGCAGTGTTGTAAAGCCAAATCCAAATCAGCGGGGTTTTACAACCTGGTTTTATTTGCCAAAGGTCATGAACCTGATCGTGTGGAAGGCTGCACAGTTTTTCAAGTACGATGCTGAAGAGCTGCTCCCAATCTCCATTGAGCTGCCCCTTTGTAACCGTTTTGCAAAACCGTTCAAGCCTGTGTTCAGGGTCGGTATAAACAAACGATATTATGCTATCACGGTTCAACACTTGCAAAGATATATTTATATTTTATTTGTTTTTGACGTTTGTTGAAAATATTTGTTGACAGCGGCTTGAAAATCTTCGAACGACCGGCACACAAAAACGGCATAGCCTGAATTATTGAGCCTTCGAAGGATTTCTTTTTGATGTGGCGATGTTGTTCCCGTTGGCGTTTTCATTTCAATGAACATGCCGTGAAAATCTTCACAGGGTTCGGGAATAATCAAATCAGGCATTCCTGCCAAAACCCCTTCAGCCTTCATGATGGATGCGGTAATAATTCCGCGTTTGCCTCCGTTGGGTATTGCGGCAATGATTCGTTGCGGGTATTGCAACCGGAACCATTTTACACAGGCAATTTGCAGGTTTGATTCAGGGTTTTTCAAAATAATTCAAGCTGTTTTGATTTATGATTGATTTGAATAAGGTCAACAAAAACATTGTCGGTGCACCAATGGCCACACTCAAACCGAAAAACCGTCCCTTCGTGTATCACTTCCTGAAGTATGAATTCTCTATTGCCTCCATGATAGCGATAAGCGCCCCCAATTGTGTATGACAATGTTCGCTTATCAATTCTTTCTGCATTGGGGTTATCATGTTTCATGCAAAACTTGCCATGCTCAACATTGCCATTGATACGGGGTCAATGTTATTTGTGTTTAACACAGGGTCTAAACATATTTTTAACCGTTCAAAAATTCGCTTCGATTGCCTTTCGACTTGGATATGGTCTTGAATGGTGCGCCTTGCATTGATAACGGTTGAATGGTCACGCCCGCCAAAGAATAAACCAATTTCGTTTAAAGTGCCGGCCCTTTCAATACAGCAAAAATACATGCACCAATGGCGCGCCTCTTTTAATTCCTGTTTACGTGATTTTGTTTTTAGTGCTTCTAACTCAATGCCTAATTCTTTGGCAATTGTGGTGCTAATTTTTTCTATTTCGTATCTCATAATTTATTTATTTTCGTTTTGATTCTCCCGTAAACAGTACAATTTTGAACATTTGCTTAAACCGATCGGACAGCCTGTCTCCATAGCGTTCAGTGAGTTGTTCAATATTTAAATTCGTGGTGCAAAATGTCGGTGCCTTGTTTTCGTATCGCATCAACAGCAGTGTTGAAATAGCGTCAATTTTATTGCCGTAGCTATTGTACGAAGGTTCCTCAATGCCTAAGTCATCCAAAAACAAAGGGATTCTGTCAAGGTTCAAAATTGCCTCACTGCCAATCTGTGAATATTTGAGGCTCAACTTTTCTGTTGAAATGAATCCGTATTTGCCACGGTAATAACCCCAAATCTTTGCAGCAAGTTCTAAGCACAGCGTTTTCCCTGTTCCTTTTTTTCCCATTAGCAGTGCCCCTGGACAATTAAAAATAGCATCCATTGCAGCGGCCTCTAATTCACCATGCTCCCAAATCAAACCTTTGTTTATTGCAGCATTGGCAGCCAAGTCAACAATTTGTTTTATGTCCGTTTTCGGGCGGGGTTGTGGTTTCGGCTCTTGCTGAATTTTTTTCAGTATCGCGTCAAAAATGAGTTGTTCCATATTCGATTGTTAATTTTTTTGTGTTTTCTGATTTGAATTCCGGTTTTTTCGGTTTAAATTCATCAAGCCAGCGTTTACCATTTAAAAATGTTGCTGGTAATGGGTAATATTTTGGATCTGTTGCCGCAATAAATTTTGGCAAACAATCAATAGCTAATTTCTTTTCGTCTTCAGTAAGTTTATTCCAAGCCTTTTGGCCGTCAATTTTTGCTTGTTTTCTTGGATAAGGATCATAAAACAATTCAAAATCAATTTTTTTAATTTTTGGCTCTTTTACCATTTCCTTTACCTCTTCTTTTACCTTTACCATTACCTTAGACCCTTCAAAGGGTCGTTTAAGGGGCTTTAATGATTCATCTAAAAGATTAAGACTTAATAAGATAGGAATAATATTATTGTGTGCAATGTTTTTTTCAGAAAGCCCTTTTGGATATTGATGTTCAATAAAATCAGGAAAAAAATATTTACCATTGCCCAAATCGACTGCTTTTCCGGTTTCAACAAAATGTTTATGAAATTGTTCATCAGTAAATTTAAATCCAGTATAAACTGTCGCAACATCTAAGTCCTTGACCCAAATTCCAGAGGCTTCACAATCGCAAATAATGAAGGTATAAAGGCTCTTTAATGACCCTTCCAAGCCCCTTACAAAGGGTGATTTAAAAAACCCTGTATCAATAAATCTTTTTGGCATAATTGACTGTATTAAAAAAACAAGGGGCTACGATGACAGCCAAAGCACCGTGCAGCGAAACGCCGCAAACGCCCCTTGTAATATTTTCTTTTGTTGAATAATTCATTCGATGCTTTGGCTGTGGCAAACTTATATAAAAAATATATAAAAAGCAAACTTTTATCCGAAAGTATTTTGTAAAAACCCATCCTGGATTTCAACCTGATGCTCTTTGGATTTATGAACAATCTGATTGAAGTCATGCAGCGTTTTAATTACAGGCCACTTTACAGAGGTGCGCTTGGCCCTCATTTCGGAAAGACCGGCACTGATATTGCCGCCGCTGGCAAAGCCTTTTAAATCCTTCAAATATTGGATCGCTTCATCTTCATTGGCGGGTTCAAAGGTTTGGATGTATTGCAGCCAATCTTCGTCTGTCATGTGAGGGTTCATAATCAAAATGGTAAATCAGCGTTTGGGGTTGCTTCAGGAAAATCAAACTTGTCGTCAAGAATTGACTCTTGCGGTGCCAGCATTTTTTTGAACTCAGCACTGCTTTTGATTTTATCCTTAATAAAATCCGGCAAACGTTCAAAAACAGCGGTATCAAAATCGTCATATTCGAGCACCATTGAAGGGGTGATTTGTGCAGGGACTTCAAAACCCTTTGGTATAGGAGAAATGCTGCCAATTTCCTGATAAATTTTGCTGCCGTCTTTGGAAGGCTTGTGAATAATGTTCAACATGCAGGGAGCACCCAATAATTTTGTGATGTCGAAACTTTTTGCTTCCTCTTCGCTGAAATCCTTGCCGCGCCATGATGCCAAAACTTTTCTCAGGTTTGATTTCTCGTGCATTGATAAGGTAAATTCTTTTGAAATTACCAAGGGCTGCAATCCGTTTTCCTCTTTGAAAACCTTTTGCTCCGTTGGAAGCTCCCAGCCAATGCGACACTTGTGCATGGTCTTTTTTTCGCCGTTGACCAATTCATCAACGGTGCCAATTTGAATCATTTGGTAGCATCGTGCTACATAGTTGCCAGCGGGTATCAATTCCTTAACTTGCGCTGTGTTTGTTGCGTTTATTGCCATAATGTTTAATGAAGCAAAGATATAACAAAAATAAATATAAAACAAATAAAAGTTTAAATAAAAAATCCGGCCTGATTTCTCAAACCGGATCATGCTGATGTCAAACCAAAATATTTTAACTCACTTTCAACTGGCTTGTCAAACTTTTTAAGTCCGATTCACGCCACTTCGTTGAACCGTGCAATTTCACAGGAAACAACATACCTTCATCCCACAGACGGTACAGTTTTGAACGGCTGATACCATACTTTAAAGTTACATCTTTGTGAGATAGCAGGCGGCTTCCGTTGGCTGCTGCCTGAATCTCTTCACGAAAGATTTGCCTGATTGTCTGTATGTCTTCAGGGGTGAGCATTTATGCTACTTCCTCTTGACGTTCTTTGATTAATTTCAATGCACATGCCACGGCCTGATGCCTTTCGCTGGTGGATGTATCATTATTTCGCAGCGCATAGGTAATCGTGGGTTTGCTCAGTCCAGTTGACTTGTGAACGTCACGAACCAGGCCATAATACCAACCTTTCGATATATCAGGATGACCTGATTGCCTTACATGCTTATACTTTGTAGCCATGTTTTCTATATATTTGTAATATTCAAGTAGCAAAGTAAAGTAAAAAATATAACAAAAGCAAATAAAACATATTAACATGGCTATACATGAAGGAGAATTGCTTAAAGAGTGGGTCAATAAGCATTATCGAAACATTGCAGAATTCGGCAAGGCTTGCGGGGTTTACCGCAATACTGTCGTCTATTGGATGAACTGTGAAACGCTTCCAACAGAACGGCGTTGGATGCTCAAAGAAATGGGCGTACCTATCCAGGCAGAGGAACCTATATTGACCGGTGAAGGTAATATGCTGAAACAATATCTCAGGGAAAGAGGTATATCAAACACGGATATTGCCAAAAAACTCAACATTGATGCCCAAAACATTACCAATATGTTCAACAGGGCCGTAATTTCATCGCGATTCAAAGAAAGGTTCAAGCAAATAGGAATTGACATTTTCGTGACAGACAAAAATGCAAATGTTTCTAACGTTGTAGCCCTGCCTGATTTAGATGAAAACAAGTTTACCCGTTCCCGTATAGTTCATGCTCAATCGTATGCAGGTTATTTACAGGGCCACAACGATAACAACTATATTATGAACTTGCCTGAACACATTATCTACGTTGATGAATCCGGTAAATACCGGACGTTCGAAGTAAAAGGAGATTCAATGGAACCTGAATTTCCATCCGGTTGCCTGGTTGATGCCAAAAGCCTTGACCCCGTGCATTGGAAAAAGTTTCACCCAGGTCACATCTTTGTGATCCTGCACAATGAAAAGGGACTGCTAATCAAACTTGTCAAGAGTCAGCATGACGACATTCTCACACTCAGGTCAATCAATGACTATTACGAAGACTTCGAAATCAGCCTGAAGGACTGCCTTGAGGTTTGGTATTTCGTGCAGAAACACGACACAAACCGCAATTATTCAAAGTACCTATTCAGATAGTCCCCAATGCTTTCTTAGCCGGTCGGCACTGTCCTGATTGTCATGCCGGATGTAAAGCAAAAATGATTTTTCGGTTTTATGGCCCGTGATTCTCATGATGTCATGTGCAGGGAAACCGGATAAAAAAAGGTTTGTCGCAAAGGAACGCCTTGCAGTATGCGTTTTCAGTTTTGATGCCCTTGTTGAAGGCATACCGATTGCATGTGCAATTTCTTTCAAATAACGGTTCATCACCTGATTGTGTGGCACCTTTGGCAATTGACCGCCATAACGGCTTAAAATCTCCATGCACTCAGGACGAAGTGGAATAACAACCGGATTGCCGGTCTTTGACTGGTAAAACATCAACGAGCCGTCCCGAATGTTTGCTGCTGTTACCTGCACATAATCAACATACCTGAGTCCAGTCCAACATGCAAAAATGAAAATATCCCTTGTGATTGGGTGCAACGCTGATTCGGCAATTTGCCGGATTTCCTGTGGCAACAAATAAATTTCAGCCGTCCTTTCCCTGAGTACCTTGAATCCCTTGTATTTCAATGATGTATTTACCCCTTCAGCCGTTGCTGCATTCAACCAGGTTTTCAAAGTTTTGACATGCCTTCCGGTTGTGTTTGGCTTGAACCCCTTTACGCTGTGGCAATAATTCAGGAACCGCTTATAAAAATCAGCATCGAACCTTTCAAACTCAAGCCGTCCGAATTTGGACTCAAAGGCATGAAGTAAATCAATGGTCTGATTGTAACTGTTTAAAATGCTATTCCTGCCAGCCTTCAGTTCCGGCCTTGTCTTTACCACATTGTCAATGAAGCCATGCACATAGGCCCAAAAATCCTGTATTGATTTCTTTTTGCGCTGCAATTCGATGTCCAATGCCTCTTTAAATTCTGCATAGGTAAAGCCTTCATCCATCTTTGACCGCACCCGTTCAGCAGCACTTTCAATTCGGTTCAGCTTCATGTTGATATTGTAACCCCAGGGAAACATTTTGCCGGTCAATGAACGCTGAAACAATACTCCTTTTTCTGTGCACCAATGGGTCGGATTGATTGAAACAAATGTCGGGTAATGATGTGCCTTGCCCCTGATATATATTCGCATCCGTATTGATGTCGGATTCTTTTTGTCCTTCAGATAAAATGAAATTCCATTCATAGGGGTACTGTTCAGGGTACGATTTTAGGCAACATTTTGAAACACTCCAAAACAATTTAAAACAATAAAACCCCAATTTACAGGGTTTTCGGTGTTTTAGAATGTTCCAAAAAATGTCATTTAGAGGTCGGAACCGGACTTAGTATTTATGTGCTGAATCTCATATCTGACAGCACATTTGCATATCTGACAATGCCAAGGGGTACGATTTGGGGCATTTATAAACCCCGCTTCAGCCATTTTACGAATGCAGAAAACGCTTCGTTCACTGGCATGGTTGACACGAAATCTTCGCCGGTCATTAATTTGAATTTGCAGCCGCATGGATGTGATAAAATGTACCTGATATTGTGGAAAGGTACTGCTATTTCAGCAAGTTCAGCATCTGGTGGAATGATACCCATTTGCACCCATTCAACAGATTGTAAAACCGCCTCTGTATAAACTGTGCAAATCAGTGCTTCATCCATGCAGCCTGCAATTTAACTGCAATTTGCAAACGGCGCAACTATAAATAATTCAATTACCCACCCTGCTACAATTGTAGTAGTGGCATCTAAAATCTTTTGCCGTCCCTGCACCCTTGAGATACTCCATAATTGATTCTCATCGCGGGTAAACTTATTTACAGCACTGATAAATTCATCAATCATTGTGGCGCATCGGCTGCACACATCATTTTCATTGGTAAGGTCTTCGTTCACCAAATCAATCAGCATGATTAAAAACGAAAATTCAACCGTTTGCGGGTAATCAGGAAAGTTCGGATTATAGCTTTCCGAATCACATACCAATGCCGGGAAATTCTTTACATTCTCATCAACATCAAATTTGGGCCCTTGAAAAAAAGTCTTAATAGAACCTCCCGCAATTGCGATTGCCTCAAACTGATTTATCAGGTACCTTATTGTTATCGGGTTTGGTTGTGGCATCGGGTTTATTTTCGTTGATGAATTTCAATAACGCTTCAGCGGCTTCACGGGCCTTACGGTCTTTGGCAGCTTCCTTTTTATCCTCCATATCGCTTATTCGGCGTAAGTTCCTTGTTGTTAAATGACCAATCCCCACCCAAATGAATACCTCCGGCATTGCGTATCTGATTTCCGTCCCCTGCGATTACGTCAACGCCCTGGCCTGGATTCATGTAAAGCGGATAATCTATTGAATGTGCCCGTAAATAATCCACCAAACGCTGTCCGTATTGATTGGCAACTGCTTCAGCACTTTTTATCATGCCTTTAATCAACCCGCTTTCAACCGGATCGGCAAATTCTGCTTTGCGGCTCATGATGCCTTTTTGCGTTATTTTAAGATGTATCGCTGGCAATGCACGGGCAAAGGCATATTCGGCAAGGGCGGGGTTCAGATAATCGTCACAAAGGGTTTTGTTCAAGTCTGACAATGAATCTTCACCGCCTTGCTCTGTTGGCAATTGGGATTTGATTTGATTGAACAAACCCGACCCGATTATGGGTATAATATCCAGGTCCTGAGCCTGTCGGATTGCTGACTCGATAGGGCCATCATTGATATTCTCATCCATTTCGCGCCTACGTTGCTTCACATAGGCAGGGCTAATCAATAGTTTTGTTGTGCTCATTTTAATTTATTCGTTTTCGTAAAACAACCTGACTCCATGTGTGACGGCAATAAGGCAAGTGCAATGCAGGTTCACTTCCTGCTACTGTCATCCACCCACCCCGACGCTTCCATACATTATAACCCAATAGCAATGACAATTTATCAATTTCCGCCCTTGAATAGACCTTGCCCATTTTCAGCATTTCGGCGCAAAAGGGACGGTTCCTGTCATCCTTTGGCCCGTTATACTTATACTTCACATAAATATTTCTAAACTCTTTGCCAAAGTCCTGAATTTCGATATTGCCACGGGGTGTAATTACCATTGAACCGCCATCGCCGGTCTTTAACAATTTACGTTCAGCCAGTTTGGACACAATTTGTCCAATTTCATCAACGGTCATGTTTTCTGCATCGGCAATGTCAGTGATATTCAATTTGGGATTCTTGGCAATCAGGTCTAAAATCTTTGCCTCCATGTCATCGAGATTGGCAAACTGAAATCCAACGCCTTCAGATTCGGTGAACCAATCATGCTCCAGTTGTCCAATGGTTTCAAAGTCGGACTCATTTTCACCGAATTGGGCAAATATTTCATGGTCTTCATCCTTCCATTTGTCGGCATCTTCAGGGGCTTCATAATCCTTTGGAATGGCTGAAAATTTAACCGGTTGTGCCGCTGGGGCTTGAACTGCCACAGGCAATTCCTCTTTGCTTATGCCCAAACGTGCAGCAGCGGCCTCTTTTGATAGCAATCCCTTTTCGAAAAGCATAATCGCATCCATTGAGATTGGCTGTGATTTTTTGATTTTCAGTTGCGGATCACTAACTCCCATTTGCTTCAGGTAGCTATTGTGCAGATTCTCCAGGATGCGCTGACGCATCTCGACGTAAGTTGCAAAGAATAGTTCATAAGCATCGAGCATTTCCTGACGTTGCCCCAACGCCCCTTCAGTTGCAATGCCAAACAATACCGGTGAAGTAACTCCGTGTCCGGTAAAAATTGCCTTCATTGCCTGTTGGTATAATTGTTCAAACTGCTTATCCAAATCATTCGGACGCATTGGAATGACGTTCGATTTTTGATTCTGATCTTCAATGAAGTTTAACAGAATCTCCCCGCCCCTATCGCTTCCACCTGTTTTTTGCTTGAACTTTCTTTCGATTATGTCCTTTGATTGGTCATCCAATCCGGTGCCGACCATGATTTCAACCATAGTACCGGCTGCAAAACCATTTTTCAGGTTGTTATAATGGAAATTTGCAATCTCGGTATCAATTCCAAGCCATTGAATTGCACCGATATACTCAGGAAGCGCATAAGTCACAGCCCCTTGCCGGAACATTTTAAAGTAGTGTATCTGTGATTCAGCGGATTTTGCCGTCAACGGATTGAATGCAGAATAAGGAGTCCCAACATCATTTGTTTGACCTTTTTTCCATTCGGGTTTCACGTAAAATTTGGTCATTTCCTTATTCATTCGAACATGCTCGAACGGTACCGGATAAACTTTGAATCCCTTTTTAGAATTGTTCCAGGCTATTTGATGTGGAATTGACCCCGATATTACCAGCGACATCGCATCGCGGTAAATCAATTCCTCAAGCGTCATGAACTTATTTGGTGCCTTGATGTATTGTTCAACAATGGCCTTTTCATTTGGAGGCAATTGCGGATTGTATTCAATGCCAGCACCGGAAATGAAGTTCGCCTTACCGTTGATAATAGCATTGTGGAAAGCAGACCGGTTGAAATATTCAAGTAGTTTGGTAGGGTAGTCATTGTCCTTGCCAAACCAAACAATATCTTTTGATTTTATCTCTTTGAATTCCGGCAATTTGTCATCGCTGAAATTCAGGCGAACCAAATGGAAGCCTTTATGCTGTGACGGTTTGTCGGATAATTGTGTCGATTCCATTATAGGTTATTAATTCGTCATTATTATTTTCAATTCTCAGCCTGCCTCTTTCCAAAATTCTATTGTCATCCGCTGCATCAACGAACTGATACTTGTAATTGCCAGGAGGGATTATTTGTAAAATATCCTTGTCAATTTCAAATTCATTATACCTGGCTGGCACATCACTCAAGTCTTCAAGTTCATCGGTTTCAATCAGGTACGCTTCGTCATAGCGCGAAAAGATTCGAAGCCTGTATTCGGGTGTTCCTTCGCCTGTTGCATCGTACAGCCTGCACCTGACAGTGGTATTGGTTTCACGTGATAGGATCACATCAATAAATGTTGAAGGCCCAATTTTTTAATTGACGCAATGCAATCCTTCGTATCGTGAATCACAATTGAACGGTTGCCCTGAAGATGAATTGTCACTCCAATAAATGCAGGGTTTATCACATCTTTTTTGGATGCTTTTTCTTCTGTGGTGCCGGATTCTTCGTTTGCCATGCGTATAAATAGCAAAATGCCCAATATTGCTATCGGGCACTTTGCGGCTTATGGAAGGAATTGAGAGTGGGCTTATGTATCTAATGCCGTAAGCAATGCGCCCGTTGTGATTTTACCCTCAGGGTTCAGCAATCCTGTGCCCTTGAGTTCAACCTCTTGTCCGTAAGCATCACCGGGCTTTTTGTGGTCTTTGCCCTTTACAACTGTTCTGAGTCCGCGATTGATGTCGCCGAATGCAAGCCAGTCGCCGTTATTGTCCAAGGCAAATGCAACAACTTCATTCAGTCCCAATAACTTCAGGAAGGTGCGATTTGCAGCACTGTTTTTCTGTGTCATCACAGTTACGATATGGTCATAAACAGGTGCCACATTGTTGTCGCGGGTGTCCTGCTGTGTTGAATATGCGCCGATCATATCCTGTGGAACGACAATTTCATAAATCTTTGATGTGTCGGTCGCTGTTGCTGTGATTACGCTTGAAGCATCTGCCCATGTGGCAATGTTCGACTTGGCAGTAACTTTCAATCTTTTATACCCACCGTTACCATTGCAGGTGTCCAGTGCAATTCCGGTTGCTAAAGTACATGACATATTTTATTTTCTCCTTTTTTAATTAAAAGGGCGGGCTTTTTACCCGCCCCTTGTGTTGGTTTTACTTATAGTTTGAAAATCTTATGCGTGTAGTTTGAAATAAACAACCTCTTCAGGCAATGCGATTTGAACGCCTGCTTTCCATTCGGTTTTCAGTTTAACGCCTTCATAATCTTTGTCGTTTACTTCAATCCAACGGCTCTGAGTATCTTCGCCGTCAACGTCACAACCGATAATCAGGTTTTCTTTCCAAGTGGTCACAATTTGGTGTGTGCCGTCAAGTCCACCCACAGGGTAAACAATAAGGCCGGTGCCAGGATGTACAAACCCCATTTCAAGGCCAGCGGGTGGAGGGGTATGGAACAGGTTCAAATCGCGCATTTTCAGACCGTATGTGGTGAAAGTGTCATATCCAACGAAGGAAACAATTTCGCCACGGTGCGAAGATTTAACCTTTGCAGGAACCAGTGCCCATTGCTTATCCATAATGGTCATGATGTTGCTGGCAACAATTCCAGTTCCAACAGTGATGTCGTCGGGGTTGCCCTTAATTGGGTCGCCTCCACCTCCAAAACCTAAATCAGCAAGCAATTTCAACCAGCCATCAAACAATGATGTTTCCTGCCAGTATGCAATTTCATTTGCATTTGCCAAGGCACGGGCTTTCTCAGCCATGATTATGCTGGCAATTTCTGAAGGTACTGCATCGGGTGAACCTGCTGACATTTTTGCGTTCATCCATTTTGGAAGCAAATCTTTGGCACAAATCAGCTCTACGTCTTTTTGGTCGATAACCTCAAGGACACGCTGAGTGAATGTGGATGTGCCGCTTGCGCTGTCATCGCATCCACCGGCTACAATCGTAGCGGAGGCATAGAATCCGTTTAAAGGGGTTTTGTATTTGATACCAGTCACTTTCTTAACCAGTGCTCCGGTATCATTTCCGAGCAGTGATTTGGTGATGAAACCAGCTTTGTTTGAGGATTCATCGAACCAGTTGTTTAGGGCGCTTACGTCGAATGACATTTGTTATTTTCTCCTATTATTTATTTTTTTAATTTTGTGGCACATAGCCGTGCGATTGGGCAACTTTTTCCCATGCTTGCAACGGACGTTTTGTTGTGTTTTCGGTTTTGACAATCGGTTCAGGTGCCTGCTCTGCATATTCTTTAAATGCCAGCATCATGTTTGCAACCGATTCGCCGCTTTCTTTGAATTTGGCAATCAGCAGGTTATTGGTTTTTTCGCTTGCCTCAACCTTTTCGGTAAGGGCTTGAAATTTCAATTCTGCCTCTGCCTTGAAAGCATTGAATTGAGCCTGAACCTCTTCTGCTGAAGCAGCAACAGGTGCCTGAACGGCTTTAATGCTTACAATGGTGCTGTTGTCATCAACAGTTATGATGTTTCCTGCTTCATCGGTGTAATCACCAGCGGCAACGGGTACAACTCCCTCTGCTCCCAATGCAGAAACCTTTACGCCTTCAGCGGGTGCAGCATCGCATTGCCACATAGTGCCATCGGCAAGGGTTACTTCGTTTTTATCCTCAGCGGGTGGCTCCGGCGCAGGTGTTGGGTCGGCTGAAAAAATGAGTTTCACCTCATCAATCAACTGCATCAATTTGCTTTTTTTATCACTCATGGCATTAAATAGCAATTGCCCCTGAGTCTTTGATTTTTTGAAAAACCTCCGTCAATTCATCAATCAGCGCATCTTCATCATTTCTAAATTGCATGGCTTTTAAACCCCACACAGCTTGCAGGCTGAAACCATTCAATTTGCCGTCTTTGGCAGCAGTCCAAACCGCATCATTGTCACAGATAAATGACATGAACCAGGTGCCGTCCGGCAAGTGTTCAAAACCTATGGGATTGGGTTTGCCTTTGGCAGAATCGCTAATCCATGATTCAAACAGGAAAACATTCTCAGGAACCAAATCCGATTCGTGCATGATGTTTACGCTTGACAACTTGCCATTACGTGAAAACATTTTGCAGGTATTGGCAACGGTTTCCTTTGAGGCGAACGTCATAAACTTGACAGGCTCACCGCCTTCCTTCAATGGCTGGTTTCGCATCAATGGCATGTCAGGAATCATTACCGGCCCTGTGATAATGCGCTGCTCCGCATCGGTCACGGCAAATGCCATCGGTACGGCATTTTTGAACATTAAAAAATGTTGCTGAATTGCGGGGTCATCAACCAATGCCACAGCGGCCAGCCCCTTGTCAACTTCCTGACCCGTGCAAACCATTTCATAAATCGGCAAATTGTCCATCGCTTATAAATAGCCGGACTGCTTTGTTTGGTTTTTATTTATTTTTGTTTTATGTTTGCACTGTGAGTTGGAAAAAAATATCCCTTCAGCAATTTGCCGACATTTACCGGCTTCAGACATCGGAGGGTGACGTGGCTGCCAAGTCATTGACACTATTCGAATACCTCACAGGTGTTGACCCGATTAAAGTGAGTTGGAAAAAACTTGCCGCATGGTCAAAGAAAAATGACTGGACAAAAACATATCCAAATCGCGTTGCTAAAAGGCTGTGGATTAAAGGTCTTTACAAGGTCAATCTCGACCCTTCCACAATCGACGGCGATAAGTTTACAATCGTTGCATCGTACTCAGGCAAAGAGGGAATTATTTACAACCTGGCTGAAATCATGGCTGCAATTTCTGAACCGGTACGACTTTTTTCAATCCGTAAATATGACAAGGCCGGCAATGTCAAGGCTGAATATTTTCCAATATACTTAGGTCAAAGAGATTGGGCCAAGCGTGTCGAGTTGTTCAATAAGCATCTTTCTGCTTACCATGCACACGGAACGGCTCTTTTTTTTTGGAATCTTTGGACAAATTTTGCAAAAAGTGGCCCGGCCTATTCAGCAAGCCAGCCGACGGAACCGAACCCAAAACCCTGACAATTTCAGAAACCGCATCAATGTGGATCGGACTTGTTGGTGAGATAAGCCGCAATAACCGCGATTTCGAAAAGGAACTGTGGGCCATGAAACTTACCGAATTTTTCAATACTATTTCGCGTCACACTTCAAACAAACGGGCATTGCTCGAAGAGTTGAAGGACAAAGATGCAGCATCGGCAACGTATTTTCTCATGAAATACTCCATCGGGTTGCAATAGGCTATTTATTGGCATGGCAATCAATATTCGTGATGCACAAAGCCGGTTAATCAACTCAGGACTACTCAGCAAAATTGGCAGCAATCCCAATGACACATTGGATTATGACAGTGTAGTTGAGGAAATTGTCAAGCTGTGGGGTGAATCAGACTTTATCCCTGCAATCAAAAAATCAATTACCGACAAGGGCCTGAATGCCTCAAAGCAATTGCTGCAATCCATCGGTATGGATGTTGTGACCCGTGGCAATAATGTTGTACGGTTCCGGCTATTGGCAGACCCGCATTGGATATATGCAGAGGAAGGCAGAAAAGCAGGAAAAAGACCGCCATTAAAAGCCATTGAGGACTGGATTACCTTCAAAGGGATTCAGGTTCGTGAAAATAACCAGGAATCGAAATTGACCGTATTGCAACGCAGACGCAACATGGCAAAACGAATCCAGTATGCCATTGGCAAACGCGGCACAATTGCACGTTTTGGGCATAAAGGCTCCGATTTTCTCAAATCTGTTGCACCCCAATCGGCAAGTGCATTGTCGGAACTACTTTCCAAAGCCCTTGGATATGCCGTCATGGTTGAATTAAAGTCGGCCTTCAAAAAATAATTTACTTTTTGTTTGCTTTTTATTTGGTTTTGTGAATACTTTTGTTTTATCTTTGCTACGTCAAACACAAAATGAATACCGAACAATTATCCCAAATCACAACCCTAACAAGTGATATTAACACTCACTTTGAAAGGGCATTTGCTGCCAGCATGGAGCAAGACAACGGGCAACCTGACTTAGCAGAAATGACCCATCAAATCAATCTTGCAAAACTGGAACTTCAAAAGTTAAACGAATTGGTTTTCCCTGCCAGTGCAGAAATTACAGAACTGATTTTGGAGCAGCATTCAGAAATTGAAGCACTGCAAAATGACATTTACAATTTAAATTCAATGGACTGAAATCATGGTAAAAATAGAAATAAAAAACAGATTTACAGGCAAGGTTATTTTTGAATACTCAAAAGAAAATAACACAATTGCAGAAACCGTAAAGGAGTTTATCCGAAAAGAAATTGCGGATGGTAAATCACGGGCAGACCTGAGATGGGCAGACCTGAGTAATGCAAACCTGAGTAGGGCAGA